GTCAAAGTACGGGGTTACATTTAGATTTGTCTCTATTGGCATATTGTCCTCTTAGAATTTCAGAATTAATCTGAAGGTTTCTGATTGATTATCTGATCTTGTAATTGGGCTGTAGTTCTCTATGTATACGATCTCTCCAGACGATCTTACGATGTCGGGTGGGTACTTAGTTCCGCCGAGTACATATGTTGCAGAACTACCTATCTGTCTAAGTTCCTCATTTGAGGCGGCGTTAATAGGTCCTTTATCATCAGTTATAAAAATAAATGAGGCATTAGCTGAATGAAAGTATGCGTTTGATTGGCTACTATCTGCGGTCGCTGCTTGGTATACCACCCCATCTGTGTTAAACACTAGATTATTACTTGTGTATGATATTTTTGTTCTATTATCAAATGTAGACCAATTATTAAAGTTGTGATCCTGTACGTTGATCGCTGTTACGTTTGGGCCAAAGTATCCGGAGACGGACCCTATGACTGGTTTACCTGTATAAAATTTTGCCTCAGTATTAGACATTGTAATGAAATTACCTGTATTACCAACCTTAATACCAGTTGCTAATACTGTGGCCTTAGCTACCGTAACATACTGACCTGATGCACGTGTGAATGATACGTTTGATGTTACTGAAAGAATTGTATTACTAGTAACTGTAGCTACCGTTCTCAAGCTTTTAGAAGTACTAATAGTATCAGATAACAATATAGAATCACCAGGTTTAAAAGCTGATAAAAACTCAGTACCGGTACCGGTTATTGTAGTGGAGGTTGCGCTACAAACAACCGTTCCCACTAAAGTTGAGTATGAAATTTGATTAATAGTCTCACCGGGGATAAATATACCGGTTGCGCTAGATAAAGTTAATGTGACTCCATCAAATAACGGATCCTTAAGTAATATGGTCTGGCGGTAATCGTTACTTACTGGAATAAAACCACTTTCGTTGTTTGCAAAAGTAACACTAATACCGATAGAATCACTGCCTAGTTCTTGAATAGTACGATACCCATGTCCTCCTATTGGTGGTATAATAGGAGTGACTACTGTATTTGTTTGAGGGTATGAATCACCACCAGTATTACCAGTTACTACTGCGCTTGCATACGTGTAGTTACTGCCCCTGTTAGTTACTAGTACGCTATAGATAAAATTGTTAACTGTAGTATTTGAAGCTACAGCTGCAAAACCTACTGCGCCCTCTCCATCACCAGTAATAGTAACATACGGTGCTGTTAGGTAAGTAGATCCTGCTAGCGGGGTTACATCAAACGGGCTGTCTATTTCAGCTATCTTAGTAACAGCTTCATATGAAAGAATTTTTCTTTGCTGTCCTGCACCTATACCAGAAGAAATATATAGAGCACTACCCTGATAAAAATCAGAACTAGTTGATGAATTAGCATTTAATCTGTACGTCAGTTGAGTTCCTAGCCCATCTGGAATACTGGTAGCTATATCATCAGAACTAAAAACTCCAGTAGAAGAAGAAATCCAATTACGAGTGCCGGAATCTACTCTGACTGAATCAATAGAACCAGATATTGCATTAGTTGAAACGTTACTACTTAGTGCTACCGGCATGTAATCGGCTGTTGCAAACTTTTCAAATGTGGCCATTGGCAGCCTGTACATTAACTTCCATTTATAATTATCACCAGTAGTTATATGGTTAAATGCGACTTCTGACGTACTGGATATTGGATCGACGGTTGAAGGATTATTTCTATTATTTTCAAGACACTTATAGATAAAATATTGTGAACCTGAAAAAGATACTACATAGAAAGGTTTGTCAAACAATGCTGAATCAGTATGGTCATATGATGTATAGGTTGTGCCAGTAGTCCAGTTGTACCTGGGTATCATAAGTGATATATCAGATGAAGTTACTTTTTTTCCGAATACCATAGTATTGTAGGGGTCTACCTGTGTATCTTGGACGCTATCCCCGGGTGTAGGTGGATAATCATCACTACCACCACTAGAGGCACTATAAGGTATATGCCTACTTGCGGCAAGGTAATACACGCTATTAGCAGGCTCAGTAAATGATTCGACAAACTGATCTATAAGATGTTTACTAAAAACTTTTGTTACTAATTTGGTCATGTCTTTATTTATGGAGTTGGTTCGATAGTCTTGCTGCTCTGGACTATATCAGTTCCTATAATGCTGGTTGAAGATGTAACAACTCTTCCAAACATTTTAGTTCCAGCAACATGCAGCAGTTGCTTAAGTACATTATAATATGTATCTAGTGGTTTGTTACTCTGTACTTCATACGAGTATTCCTGATAATATTCACCATCGTGTATGTAATTAACATCGTCCAATATGCCGCTAAACGTTGTATATCTACCAGACCCGGAACCTATACCACCAAGATTAATCTTACCAGCTCCAACCCTTGCACCATCTAATGAACTAAATGTGGCGCCTTGGTCTTGATAGAATGAAAGCCCAGAGTCAATGAGTGTTAAGTTAGTTATTGAACCAGTCGTTGTTATAACATTAGCAGTTATATTAGCGTTAAGGCCGATTATATCAGAAGATGTATCAGGGGCACTAAAAACTACAGTAGCAGTCTCACCGGAAATTTCTCCGACTAACGTACCTCCGTTATTAATGAACTCATCAAACAAGCTAGTCCTTTTTATAAACAGAGTAGAAGTATTTGAAAGGTTTTTTATTCTACCTGTTGCAACAGATGATGCGGTGCATGCAGAATACCCGCTAATATTTGTAAGGCCTTTTGACGTCGATCCTGACATCTGATACACGTTAAATGCACTGGTCACTGCAGTAATATTAGCATTTGCAGTACCTGTACCAGTTATTTTATTACCGCTTACTGTAAATGTACCGGTAACACCACTAACTATCATCGTGCTTGTATTAGTTACTAGCACAGTACCGCTTCCACCACCTGACTGAGTAACAGCATCCCCTACACTAAATCCAACATTTGTACTTACTGCGAGTTTAGATGTTGATATAGTAGAGTTGAATGTACCGGTGTTTGATGTAAGAACAGTAGTAGTTACTCCACCGGATGCTGTAGTACTATAAACTGTCCCGGTACCTGTAATAGAAATACCATTATTAGTGGTTATAAATTCACCGACCTCATAAGCATTCCTAACTATTCCATAGGCAGTAGTTAGTGTGATGGTACCAGAGGCTGTTGCAGGTAGAGATATAACTGCCGATACACCGTTGTTAATTGAAATAATTAATGCACCATCTGGTATACCTGTTCCGTATACATACATTCCTGGCTCGATTGCTGCTGTTGTTAACGCAGCTCCAAAAATTACTGTACCACTTGTAGTTATAGTAATAGTTCCTGGCGCTGTAGCGGCGCTGCTGGCTGTAGCAGCGTTTGAAAGAACTGCTGATACTCCGCTGCTAACCGATACTACATACGTATTGGTTGGGATACCTGTACCTGAAACATACATTCCAGGTTGAATTACAGCACTAGTTAACGATGCACCTGTAATTGTGTTGCTAGCTGACACCGTTACTACTTGTAGTATGTTTATACTTGCTGCAGTAACTATAGACGAAAGGGTTGGACCATAATTATTATAAACAAAGGCGCTCGATAGTACTGTAAGTGCAGGTGTACCTGATGATTGTGTTACTAGTTCATTAGTGGTAAATCCTGAACCCTTACTTAGATTAGTAATGTTCATTATGTAATCGCGCTTACCGTATGCAGCAACCAAATCTTCACGCACAAGCACAAATGGGTCCAGGTTATAATTTTCACCTGGATTAATTGCAGTTAGACTAGCAATAGTTCCAATCGTTCTTGTATTAAATCTAAGCAGATCAAGAATAGTAAATGTTATATCTCCAAGTGCATATTTTGGAAATCCTAGAGAAGATACAGGAATTAGACTTGCGGCAGATCCTGTTGAAGCTCCACCAGAAGAATTAAGTACTGTTGCTATTGGTGTTGAAGATATGTTTGCGCCACCCTTAGATGCTCCAAGTGTGCATGAGGTTATAACTCCGGATGCATCCGTAATAATAGTAGCATTCGAAAGTGGAACTACACCGGCGTTGGCTACATTGTATTCCGCAACCGTATCTATTGCAGTACCTATAACGTATAACTTATCGCCGGTCGGTTTAATATAAAAGCCTGTTGCGCTTGTTTCGGATTGGACAGGTGACTGAACCGCTCCAAGTGTAGCCCAGGTGGCTGATGATCCTACGAATACTCCGGTGGATATATCCCAAGGTGTTGTTAAATTAAATACAAGTGTTTTATCACCAGTAGTACCAATAAGAACAAACCTGGTACCGTCTTCGGTTATTCTTAATGCTCCTGGGTTACCCTCTAAAGAAGTGACATTAAGAGTTTTACCGGCAAGATATGCCGTTGATATATCCCATGCAACCGAAAGATCGAACTGTACTATGGTATCTCCAGCAGATCCTATAAGATAAAAGCTAGTACCATCCGGTTTAAAGGTCATTCCAACAGTACCACTCTCTAATGCCTGGTAGGCGGCGGATAATTGAAACGTTCGCGTAAAGGCTGTAGTAGCTATTGACCATGGGGTGGCCATGGTATACTGATGAACTCTATCAGAGCTAGATTCAACTGTGTAGACAAATTTACCATCTGATGATATAAAGACATCTTGATGATTTGCACCCTGAGGATTTACGCTTACATTAGCAGTATATGTTGCTGTATTTACTGCCCATGGAGTTGATAATGTGAACTGATGTATTTTATCGGATGTGGTACCTACTAAGTACATTTCTGTACCAGTGTATTTAAAAAATATTCCTGATGGAGTTAGCTCTAGGGGACTTATAAAAGTATTGGAAAGAAATGCTCCAACTGTATATGTAAGACTTGCAGCATTAATGTTTCTCCCTGACGTTAGCACGACTGTGTCAGTATTACTATACCCCGTGCCTCCAGACTCGATGTATACAGAATGTAGGTTGTTGTATGAGCTATTAGCACCTGATATTAACATGGATGCCCATGGAACCGAAGGTAGGGTATCTGGTCCGTTAGGCCCTTGATTATTACCATTTAATAAGTCCGGAGATAGTAGAACTGTCTCTGAATCACTAATAAAACCAACCTGAAAGTCAGCACCTGATCCAGTAGAAACCTGATACACATTGGCGTATGTATTAGATGTTAGCCCCCTTATAGTACTTAGACCTGTACCATAAAATGTATTACTTTCTAAAATAATACCAATTGCACTAGTATTAGATCCAATAATTTGACCGGTTGAAAGATACTGGGTGTTTGAAGTAAATTTTCCACCAACAGCACTTGCAAGTAATGTTGTACCGGTAACAGCGGAGGCACTTTCAGAAATGATAGTATTTCCAGCCGACCACAGGCCTGTTACTGATTCTAGTTCAAGTTGGCGCGCGTTTATTATTGACGTCGGTGTTGCTACTGAAAGATAGCTAGTACCTGCAGCGTCAGCATACATATTAAAAGCATCAGTTCCGCTAAATGTACCTGATGATACGGAAACTGCTACGGCGTTTACTGCTGTAAAAACAAAATTAGCTTCACGATTAATAGCAACAACTCGGCCTGTAGCAAGAGTTGTTGATTGAATAACAAATGTACCTACGTGAATACCATTAGCTGCGGTAACTGCGCTATTGATGTTTAAAACCACTACATTAGCAATACTCTTTACAGCCCCCCTAGCATTATCACTTGTACCGTTATTCTGTATGACAATATTACCTGGTGTAAATCCTAGAGTTCTATCAACATAAACATAAGCACTGTTGGGTGAGAACATTATGCTATTTGAAAAGGTAGTACCAGATACCGGGTTAATAAGAACAGTTGCGGTATTAGGATTTGCACCCGGAGCAACACTTAAAACTACTGATAAGGATCCTTCTGGTGTTGTAAGTATGTTACCAGGAGATAGACTGCCGGTTATATTACTAAGTGCAAGACTAAAGTTATTTTGTTCAACTAATTCAAATTTAGTAAATGATGTAATTTCTGTATTAGCGTTTATTATATTAGTAAGTAATAGAGAACTTTGAGAAACGAGTGTGTTAGATGATGTTGAAAATCCCCATCCTCCATCGTTAAGAGCAAACTGAACGATACCAGTAACTGCCTCTATCGATGTAACAAACGCTCTGCCCTCTACCCCTGACGCTGAAACTATATTTACTTCCTCTCCAACCACAAAACCATCACCAGCCTGAGTTATGTCAATACTATTAAATGAGCCTGTTACTGTAGGAGAATCAGCAATAATACCATCTGTTGAAACAACATCATTTACTAAAAACAATCCATCAATGCTAGAAAGAAATAATAAATCTATAAATCTTCCATTGATCTGTCTTGTAATTACATATTCTACAAAGGCCGTGGCACCTGATCTCGAACCTATTATTTGCTGACCTGCAAGCAAAGGCGACTTATATGTAGGAAGAACTTCTAGATATTTTGGAATAGTCCACCTTGCATTTGAGCACTTAAAAACTGCATCACCTGGGGTGTAAACCTGCACACCTATTCCATAAAGTAAATTAAATAACAACTCAATAGATAATTCTGATCCTTTTGATGCAAACAAATCATGGGCTGCTTTTATAAGCGTTCTACGATTAGATTCTGAATTAAAATTAATATTCTTAAGATACTTTTCTTTAAAGTGTACAAGATACTCATCTGCTGTTTTATCAATATCTCTATAATTTGGTAGTGATCTAGATTGGTATATTGCGCCGCCTGCTACATTGACTCCATCAATATTGTATGTTTGAGTATTAAGCCACTCATAATACTCCTTTACAAATAAAACGAACAGCGGTCCCTCTTCTTCATAGAAAGCAGGAAACTGACCTTCTATTAAAGGTATTATATTGTTTTCAATATCGATCATTCGGTTATTGCTTCTGCTGTTACGAATATATCATCATCAGAAATTACAATAATTTGATCTCTGGTTGCTGATATATCATTTGATAGTGGGTTGGCGTATAAATGTACATAGGCGCCGGATGCTGGAGTAAAACTATCAATAATCATAGATGTTATAAGAACTCGTCCTGATGTATAATCTACGGTACCTATCGATATTACTTTAGTCTGAACACCACCTAATGAAGTTGTATACAGATTGACTAAACCGTTACCATCATCCATAATAAACACATTAACACCCTCACGTATCATAGGAGTTGATCTAATTGCAGGTACTGATGCATATATTGATTCTTCTGTAGAAATAATCAAAGATTTAGATAACGCAAATCCAAAGTTGATAATTGTACTGTATGATGAAGTTGTAGTAGGTATAAACTTTTTAAACGGATTAACATCAAGATCAACTCCTAGTATACTTTCATGTGTATTATTAATTTGCTCTATTAGTTTACTATATCTTAGAGTCTTTTTAAACCCGTTAAGGTATATGTCATTATAGGTGCTTATTTTTACAGATACAGCTGTTACTATGTCATTAATTGTGAGATTGGTAATATTGGTATTATATCTGACTGTAGCATCAACCTCAACATAAAGTCTATCGGGGTTAATTATAATAGGATCAATCGAAATAGGAGTACGTGCCTTTAAAAACTTATAGTACTTTGCGCTATTAGTTTCTGTGACACCGTCTGCCGTTAGCATATCTACTGCAACGTATACCTTACCATAAACTGGAGGCTCTAAATCTTCACCTCCGTATGCTGACGCGCTTGATATTTCTGGATAATTAACAGTAAGTAATGTTTCGTAGTCACTTACTGTAACTGCACGGCCTTGGGTCTGATAATACCTAGGTGCGTTGTATTTAATACTCTCTACACTCTCGTAAATGCTGCCACCTGATGCAGGTGATGTTGCAGTTATACTAGAAATACTAGTAAATCCACCAATGGGTCCATCTATATTAAATACTGATGCACCATTAGGCATTTCACCACTACCTGCAAGGTAACTTACAACAATAGAAGATCCACTTTTTGGTGTTCTACCCTTTATATTATCCCCGAATTTAATTTCATACTGATTATTCTCAGCTGCTTGAATAAATACTGCATTAGTATTACCACTTACTCCGAGTAAAGATGTATACGTGTTATATGTAATATTATTGGCACCGTTATTCTCTATAGAAATTACACTTATAAATCTTGTATCTAAAGTATAATTTGATAATACAAATCTCTGTATAGTGTTTGAAGCATCGTAGGAAAATACATCAGTTAGGTATGATCCTTCGTAAATATCAAGCTCAATATTACAATGACCAGTAGAATTTGCTGTAAAGTTAATGTTTGTGGTAGTAGTAAATGAATGGTTATTACTACCAATTTTAGATGTAAATGTAGTGCCTTTTGGAACGGTAAGGGCGCCGCCTGGGATGTCAGTGAATATAGAAAAGGAAACAGTCGCCATTGCTGACCTAAAGCTTCTTGGCACATAGTTAAGCTCTTTGGCGTGAGATACTACACTATCCCTTAATGATGCAGTATCAAGAAACATCTCACTAGCTACCATATTTAAATAGTATGAGTTTAGGTATGTGTTATACGATAGCACATCTATTAGCTGGCTTAAATTAGATCCTTCAAAATCATAATCTTTAAAGGTTGAATTAGATCTTCTTAGATAGCTTTTAAAGTTACTTTTAATTGTCTCGAAATCAAGATCAACTAAACTTATAGTGGTATTAGACATTACCTTATCCTGTTGAGAAGTACGCTTAGTACAATTGGGTCGATTGTATTTAGTGTAGAGAAAACGACTGTTATATTATATGCGTTATCGTCAGGATACCCTGATACTATAACATCTATAAGCTTGGCGCGGGGTTCGAAGTTATTAATTGAAGTTTCGACCTGCTCACGTATAAGGGACTCTGTTATTGGTGTGATGTTTTCAAATAAAAATTTACGTATATTGCTACCAAATGTAGGATTAAATACCCTCTCTCCTCTATTAGTCTGTAATATATTTCTAATAGCCCTCTTTACCGACTCTTCATTAGAGTATTTGAGTACATCATTTTTATCAGGGTGCTTATCAAAGTTAGTATAAAAATCAGAATAAAATTCCGTGTTAACTGGTCTAACGTTTATACTACTTGTATGTTTTACTAATGCCATTTATTAGTCTCCAATGAATACTGTGCCTGAGCTACCGATAATTGGCTGATTACCAGCTGCATCATCATTTTTAACCAAGTCGGCTTTGCGGGCAGCTCCCATTGTTCCGCTATTAATATTGACCGTACTGCCGTTAATAACTATAGGACCTGAAACATTAAGGGTGTATGATCCGTTAACTCTAACGTTAACATTACCCTCAATATAAACCTCACGATTACCACCTATAGATTGAGTATCGGATCCGTTAACCCTAACGTTAACATCTCCGTCAATATATGCATCGCGATTGCCAGCTACAACTTGATAGTCATCATTTACAACCTTTGTTACCATTCTACCATCATGATTTATTTCTGAGTATGTACCACTCTTATGATACCAATGTATTCTTTCATTATCAGGTGTATCGTCAATTTCTATTACATGACCACTTTCAGTTCTCAGTACTTTATTATATGGGTATTTAGCGCTGTAGGCTGAACTCGGCTCAGTACCAAGCACCGATTTAACAATCGGGTTTGTACCTCTTGCTTCAAGCGAGACATCATGGTTAACAATATTGTTATCTGGTATACCTGCAAGTGACCCCATAATGACGGGTACATTACCGTCACGCCCATCCATAAAGAATCCGATTACGGTAGTACCAACTAGAATACCAGTAGGGGATCTTCCTACCTTGTTAAGGTTTGAGTCGTTCACTCCGTTCATGATCTGTGCCCATGGTAAATCTTCTGTGCGTGTAAGACTTTTACTAGGGGAGTGTAGGTTGTATATTCTTACCCTTGTCCTACCTAGCTGCAGGGGATCATCTCTATCCTCCACCACTCCGACAAACCACCTAAAACCTTCATCACCCATGCTTCGCGTTGTCATGTTCCTACCCCTGTCCGGTTGCAATCAAATACAATTCGATGCTTAAATTTATTTTCTTCATACACAATTATATGTCTTAACTTAGTAATTAAGTATTTTCCTGAATATCTACTATCATTAGTCTTACTATTTGTTGTACCGGATGTGTCAGGTAGGTTAAGTTGTACAAGATCTCCAACAGTAAGATAGTTATCCCCGTAAACCATACACCTTACTACCACCTGATTAAACAAAAGTACAAACGTTTGCCTGTACCCCATTAGATCTGGTATGAAGTCGTTGCCTTTACTTGAATCCTTAGGTGTAAACATATATGTTGGAGCGCCTCCTGCAGCTGTTTTCAAGAAGCTGTCGGTATTAGGTATGGTTGCGTTTTTATCACTATAAGTAAACTTATCAGCATGCTCACTAATTTTAAATTGAGTAATATTAAACGACTTAGTCAGCATGTCGTAAGATTGTATAGCGTTTTTGTAATAACCTTTTGTAAGCTTTTCAATTGTGTCAAACTTACTTAACTGTTCCATCTGAATAATGTTTCGCCAGCTGTATGTTTGCCTTGCCGGGTCAGCCTCAGTCTGAGGAGAATGTGTAAATATTTTTGAACCTACTAGCGGCTTTCCATCTTCAATAAGTTTCTCAATCGATGTAAAATTTATTCCATATTGATTTTCAAAGAATACGAATACTCCTCCTGAAGGTCTTTTTGCAATTGCGCGCTGTCTGAGTAAGTCGATAGCTTGAAAAGGAGTCATGCGAGGCACGGTATATGGAACAATACCTCTCGTCTCCTCTACAAATAAACTTTTATTTGTTTCAACATCTGTCTTTATAATATTAGTAACAATATTTGTAACTGTATCATTAAAACTTCTTTCAGTTAAATTAATACCATTTACAATATGTTCATATGAGACAGCTTTAATAACATACACCGATGATTGATTACTAGGATCTACACTACTACCAGTAACAGTGTATACCCTCAGTTTAAATAGAGATGGTTTATCCCTACCGGGGGTGATATATGATATATCAAGATCTTCTTCTCCTATTATAGGAAAATCTTTAACTAAATTTACACCATCTTTAAGTATTATTTCGGCATAAATCGAAGGTTGCTCCATATCTTCGTATATAGACAATGAAATAACTTGGCCTCTAATGTCAGATATCGCAGATTTATTATAGTTTGTTAACCTGATGGCAAGTATTTTTATATCACCTGGATCATATACCTTAGTCATCATATGATTTCACTTAACTCGCGCTCAATTTGATCAACGTATGCTCTATCAATTAACCTTATAGACCTCTTTTGGGTGTTGAGATCGGATTCATAGTCATATGCAAATACAGGAGAATAATATGTTAGTACTTGATTGTTTACATCATCAGTATTACCGTAAGTATTTTCTGGAAAATCAAAAAATATATTACCAATAGATCTTACAGTAGTAGGATATATTGATTTAGATTTATCTGATAATTTGTATATTGTGCTACTATACGAGATTGTTTTTACTGCATATGCCAATGTTGGAATCGATATAAATGTACCTGGATTACTAGTATACGTTAAGGTAATAGTTCCTGCACTGCTTATAGCAGTGACTATAGCTGATGTATTAAATGTAGTTGGATTAATTCCTGTTACTGTGACTTTATCTCCAACTTTAATGTTGTTGTTTGGTAATTGATTATTAAATACAACTTGATATGTAGTTGTTGCGCCTACTGTTATTGGTGTAGTACTCACCCATGTAAGTAGTTGATTTGTAAGGTTTTGGCCAAACACAGTGTTAAAGTAGTAAACAAAATTACCTTGTATGTGCTTGATATTAAATTTATAATCATCATATATTACGGATATTTCTCCTGTAGCAGTTAATATACCGTTGCTATCATACTGCCCTACTGTATCCCCTA